ATCATCATCTTCATCTTCTAATTGCATTTCTTCTATCCGCTCATCATGGAGTTTTTTAACTACTTTATGATAAGATTCTTCAATTGCTTTAAGATCCTCTTCAAGAGCCATATTCTTAGCAGTAAGCACTACTACAAGCTCAAATAATTCTTCTGTTTTCATATCTATGTTTATTTATTAATGTTTTAGTTGTTTTAAAAAAGAGAGCACAGAGTCCAGTTGTCTATCTCTGTAGTTTTGATCAGCAGTTTGAACTGTCCTGGTAACTAGTGCACTAGTCAACTCTCTATTCTTTATTCTTTATAGTACCACGTTCTTTGTGAGTACGTTCTGTTTTTTACAGCATCTTTTATAGCTAGTAACACTAAAGTAGATAGTATTACAGCGCATGCTATAAATAACGTAACTATAAGTATGTCAATATTTCTAAAAACTAATAGTAATAATAAACTAATAGCTAAAAGAGATATACATAACGATCGCATAGCTTCAATAGCTATTCTCCATATTTTTAATGCTCTTATACTCATAATTATCTCTTCATTTTACAGTGTGACTTTACATAGCCATTACCAGTTAATACTTTAGGTCCTGAGCACGATACAATAGTACCTGCTACTAATAATAATAAGATTAATCTAAATGTTTTCATAATGATTTAATTTGGTTAAAATAAAAAAGCAGTTTGTCTTCTTGCTTAGGAATACGACGTTGCCAATTGGATTGACTAATAGTACGTCCTTTCTTCTATATTTTATAAATGTGTTATACTATACAATAATACGTTTTGATATTAATATAAAACTAGTGGGAATTATGGCGTGTGAGAGCTGGTCAACACATTCACAAACGCATAATACGTTTAATAAATAAAAAAATAAAGGGATACCGAAGTATCCCTATTATTTATGCTAGAGTAACTCTATTTCTGTTTACACTTTTATCATTTGGATTAGGTGTAGTTGTAACTAATAAAGTTTTCTTAGGTGTCATCTGTTGAGCATCTGAAGTAGATACCAAGCCAGTGTCCTCGATGGTTTCCTTACCTATCTTGACATTGACAACGGCTAGAGAAATTTTGAAAGTTTTACCATCTTTATCATATTCTACAATACGAAAGCCTGATAGAGTTGCTTTATGTTCTCCGATTGGTAACTTACTACCTACCTGAACTGCAGGTGTTGCGTTAGATTTACTCCACGCTTCGATGAATTGAGCCTTGTTTTTACACTCGATTACATTTGCCATAATTTAAAAAGTTTTAATAATTAATAAAAGTTTTATGCACACAAAGTCCCGTCAAAGTGGGGGTGGCTTTGTGCGCGCAAGACCGGTAGGCGCTATATTTGAGGAGGGCTACGCTCTCAAAAATTTTTCAGAATTTTTTTGGAGGATTAATTTAAGTAGTTTAACTTTGCACTATGACATTCAAAGAAATTCTACAAAACACTAAAGAGTCGTTAGAAAAGAAGAACGAAGAAAAGAAAGAAAGAGAAATAGGCTTTGATGCTTGGATACAAGATTTAGAAGAAGAAGAGCAGCCAGAAGCCTGTAGTATAGATAATCCAGATTGCGAAAACTGTGGCAGTTAGAAATATAACAACAAAATTAGAGACACCTAAGATCAGTAGACCAGGAGTTCATGCTAAATCTAAGACATCAGGTCTTAAGAAAAGTAAGAACTACAAGAAAAAGTATAGAGGACAAGGTAGATAGATTAGAGGCATGCATTTGCATATCACCCCTGAGGGCCAAAGGTAAGTAGGGGGTCAGACGTTGGATTTGAGATCTTAAATAAAGATTAGAGTTTTCTCCAATAGCCTTAGAAAGGAAAGATATAGAACTTAGTTGGGATAGATTACATATTAGGTAAGTGTGGTGAATTAACACCGTGATAATTATCCCTTGGTCTTCTCAAAGAAGAAAGCACTGCTAAGTTTAAAGTTCTAACTGAAACAGAGTGCCCGTAGGGGGAAGGTACATCTATTCGTTAAATCTTAAAGTCTATTACATGAAATACTTATTAATTCTTACAATATCTACATTACTTGTAGTACAAAACTATTTTGCAAAAGATAAAGCAATGCATTTTGCAGCTGGCTATATTACATCGCACGCATCTAACTCTATTATTGTAGAATATACAGATAATAAGAAGTTAATTAAGTACGGACCTGTATTAGCGTGCATAGCAGTAGGTGTAGGTAAGGAATTAGTAGATAAGTACGACTCAAATCCTAAGTCTACGTTTGAGTGGCTTGATATAGCCTACACAACTGGAGGAGGTATAACTTTCCTTACTATCGACATAGGTAAAAAATAAATTTCCTAATTTACTTGTTTTTATAAATTATTCTTTTATATCTTTGCATATAACTTAATATATAGATATGACAAAAGAATTAAACTTCAAGCCTTACGGCAATTGGATAGTATGTCCAGATCCTACAACTCGTAAAACAGAGTCAGGTATTATTCTTGATGACGAGACAGCTAAAAAGATGGCTACAAACATTTTAACAGTCCTTGCTAAAGGAGAAAACTGCACAATGTGTGAGGTAGGCGACGAGATAATGGTTAATCCAATGGCAGATGCTATGAAGATGACTATTAACAAAATTCCATGTATTTTAGTAAGCGAGCATAATCTCCTTGGAAAGTTTGATAACAACTAAATTTGCAACGTCTTCCTATGAAGAATTATTCTCTTTAGTAGAAGAGTTTGAAACTAAGCTTACTACTTTTAAAGAGAATAATCCTAGTTGCACGTGGGATCTAAAAATATTTTTTGGAAAAACCAGTCACGAAATAATATTAAAAGTATCATCGGATGAAGATAACGATTAAAGCAGAAACAGCATTAAAAAGAATAAGTATTTGGAATGGAATATTTAATCTAACAAAAAAAGAGTTAGAGATATTAGCAGCTTTGATAGATGTACATAAAGAAGGAAGTATTGCATCTAATAATAGTAAAAAGCAAGCAGCTAGTATTGTAGGTATAGAAGATTACAATACTTTAAATAATTATATTAAAAGATTAAAAGATAAGAAAGCAATAATTTACAAAAGTAATAATTACAGCCTACATCCTTTATTAAAAGAAAACAGTTCAGATGTCAGAATACAAATTATCAAATAATAAAGCATTTCCAATATTTTGGGAAAATAAACATGGAGTAGAGTTTGATATTATTCAAGATGAGAACTGTGCAGCAATAATGATAATAGTTAGAAATTATGGAGAAGAAGAAGAAACAATTGCCTTCAGTATTGACGATGATAAAGACCTTCAGCGCGGAGCTGACCTCTTATGTGGCGAAGGGTATGCCAAACGTTACACCGGAGGAGTATGAAGACAGATTAAATACTTGTTTTAACTGCGATTTTTATTTAAAAAAATTAAATAGATGCGGTAAATGCGGATGCCTAGTAGAACATAAAGCTAAATGGAAAACTACAGATTGTCCAGAAGGTAAATGGAAATCTCAGAAAGCAGAATGAAAAAAACTACTAAAGAGATAGTACAGAAGCTAGCAACAAAATACAATCTGCCTTTATCTAAGGTAGAAGAAATAGTAATGTACCAGTTTAAATATGTTTCTAATACTATAGAGGCAGGAAACTTTGATCAGATACGCATACCCTACTTCGGTAAGTTTTCTTCAAAGAAAGAAAGAAGAGAGTATATAAATAACTTAAAAAATGGATCTAATAACAATAGATAATAACGTAGCTATACCTTCTGCATATACTTTAACTATTACAGAATTTAAAGAGATAGTAGATAGGGATAAATCTAAAGATAAGAATGTAGCTACTAAAGAGTTAGCTTACATATATTTTATGGTTGATCATAGATCTCCTTTTGCAGTATATGGTAATCAAGAAAGATCAGGAGAAGTTATAGTCAATGTTTTTGGGCCAGAATCAGATTGGAAAGATGACTCTCTTATACAAGCAGCTTGCCACGTCTATAAAGAAATTACAGAAACATCTGCAGTTAGATTATTAAAAGCAGCTAGAGAATCTGTTAGAAAATTACAGAACTATTTTGAAACAGTAGATTTAACTATGATGGATGATAACGGCAAGCCTATATTCCATGCAAAAGATTTAATTGCTAATCTAGCTAACATGGGTAAAGTAGTAAATGGTCTTACAGATTTAGAAGACTTAGTTAAGAAACAAGAACAAGAAGCAAATTCTAATAGAGGAGGAGTTGTAGTTAACAAATATAGTTCGTAGATTTGGAATATGGATTTTTTAGAAGATTTAGAAGCATATAATAGTTCAATGGAGAATGCTTATATGCTAGTTACTAAGAGAATGACATTGGATGATATTTATGAACTTATGGAAGATGGAGAAGTAAGTGAGTTTTATTTACCATTTGATCCTATGGATGGGGATGGTAGAGATGACAGCACAATTGATCTTTTAATAGAATATTTTATAAGCGTAGAAGAATATGAAAAATGTCAGGAACTAGTAACCTTACGAAACAAATTTTTAGGGGGTCAATAGACCTATCCCCTGCAGCTAACCATTTTTTAAAACATGGTTATTACACTAATACCTTACCTGGTACAAAGTCATACTATGACTATTGGGATACAGAAAAAAATAGGTGTTTATATGGGTATGAAGTAAATGGTATTTCTATAACAGGATACCATTATTTTTATCTAAACTATTGTAGAATGGAAAGGGCTATTGAAGAGACTCAGCCTGATGGATCTGTTTTAAATCGTAGAGAAAATAGCTTCCCATCTTTCTACGACGGAGACTACAAATACTTTCATGCAATCGATAAAGCTAGAAGAGAAAATAAGCATATGTCTGTTTTAAAAGCACGACGTAAAGGATTTTCATATAAAGCTGCATCTATGTTAATACGTAATTACTATTTCCAAAGAGGTAGTAGAGGTTATGTATTTGCTAGTCAAAAAGAATATTTAATTGGGGATGGTCTTTTATCTAAGGCTTGGGATATTATGTCTTTTGTAGATGATAACACTGCATGGACACAGCCTAGACTTAGAGATAGAGAAATGAACAAGCAAGCAGGATATAGAAAAAATGTAAACGGAGCCTTGGTAGAATTAGGGATGAAATCACAGATTATAGGCGTATCATTAAAAGATGATCCCGACAAGGTTCGTGGTAAGGCAGGGGACCTGGTATTCTTTGAGGAGGCCGGGTCATTCCCTGGCCTTTTAAAAGCTTGGGAGGTTGCTATGCCAACAATGCGCCAAGGTAGTAAGACTTTAGGTACAATGGTAGCATTTGGTACGGGTGGTGCTGAAGGTTCTGACTTTCATGCATTAGAAGAACTATTCTACAGTCCTGAAGCCTACGATTGTTTATCTTTTGAGAATGTATGGGACGAAGGAGCACAAGGTAGTAGATGCGGATACTTTGTACCTATATATGAAAACCTAGACGGGTTTATAGATGATGATGGTAACTCTTTTGCCAACGAAGCTAAAGAATATGAGTTAGAACAAAGAGACAAAAAGAAGCTAGCGGCAGACACTAAAACATATGATCAATATATAGCAGAGCATCCTTGGAATCCAGGCGAAGCAACTTTACAAGTTACAGCTAACCTCTTTGATATATCTTCTTTACAAGCTCAGTATAATAATGTAAAAGCTAATAATCTTACATCTAATGCTATTCCAGGAAGATTGTATTATGGTAAAGAAAACAAAATAAAATTTAAACCAGATTATAGTTTAAAGCCAGCATTTAAATTTCCGCACAATAAAGCAGATAATAATGATGGTTGTATAACTATTTGGGAGAATCCTTATACAGACAAGACAGGAGTAACTCCTCATAACCTGTATATCATTGGGCATGACCCTTATGGGCAAAATCAGTCAGCAGATAGTACATCTTTAGGCTCTGCTTACGTAATTAAGAGAGTAAACAATGTATCTCAGCCTGACGACATAATTGTAGCTAGTTATGTAGGAAGACCTGCAACTCAAGACGAATTTAATCGTAATCTATTTATGTTGGCAGATTACTACAATGCAAAAATAGGATTTGAGAATGACAGGGGAGAGGTTATAGCTTACGCAAAAAGGCATAGAAAGTTACACAAGTTACAGCCAGAATTTGAAATGCTAGATAAAAAACAATTGCAATCTCGTAAGGTTAGACGTAGTTATGGGATGCATATGACGCAAGCAAGGAAGGAGCAAGGTGAGATATATATAAGAGACTGGCTAAATTCATCTAGGGGGGTTGACGATGACCAAAAAGAATCGTTAAATTTGCATAAGATCTATGACCCTGCACTTTTGCAAGAGTTAATAAAATTTAATCATAAAGGGAACTTTGACCGAGTCATGTCCCTGATGATTGCTATGTATCATTCAAGAGAATTATACAATGCAGAAATAAAAGATATTTATAACGACAGGTCATCAGATTCATTTTTTGATAGACAATTATTTTAAGATATGTACGGATCTAATTCAGAAATACCAAAACAAAAGTTAGCATCTTCTAAGAAGACTGAAACATGGAGAAAAGAATGTGTAGATGCATTTCTAGCTCTATCTAATATTAGCGGATATGGTAACCGCAGAAGTAAACTACAAAAATTATATGATTATTATAATGGCCATATAGAAGAGGAAGATTACAAATATGTAACAAAACCTTACGGAAAATCTCGTGCAAACTTTCCTTCTAAGTTACGTAACTATCCTATTATAAAACCCATCATAGATCTACTCCTGGGTGAAAAATCTAAGAGACCATTAAACTATAATGTTGTAGTTAAAAATGCGGATACTGTATCTCGTAAAGAGGAAGCTAAAAAAGCTGCTGTAGGACAAGCTATGCAGCAAAAGCTTATAAACATGTTAAATGCTCAAGGCATTGACACGGGGCAGCCTTCTGAAGAGGTAGAGCTTCCAGAGCATGTAGCAAAACTATTTGATTCTACCTATGTAGATATGAGAGCTATAATAGGTCAAAATGCTATGAACTACATTATGCAAGAGCAAGATGTATACGATAAGTTACAAAAAGCATGGTTTCATTTCCTAGTGTCAGGAGAGTGCTACACACACAGAGGAGTAAGAAGTAATGATCCTTTTTATGAAGTATTAAACCCTATTGATGTAGACTATGATAAAGATCCAGATGTAGATTATGTAGAGGACGCGGACTGGGCAATAGTAAGAAAATTTGCACACGCATCTACTGTAATAGATATGTATAGAGAGGAACTTACAGATAAGCAGATAGACATGCTAGAAAATCCTTCAGAGTTTACAAGAGACTCTCACATGACTCAAGGATATTCTTTATACGGACAAGAACAATATAGAAGTAGATTATTAGAAGTTAATATTGTCTACTGGAAGTCAATGAAAAGAATAGGCTTTCTTTCCTACATAAATCCTAA